CAGCCACAGCTTCGAATTTTACAGCAAGCCGCCGTTCGACAAGATGACGGTCGTGGACAAGCTGCGAACCCTGCGCTCTTCCGCTGGCAGCATGAAGCAGATCATCATCATGCTGCTCTTGCTGACGCGGCCCACGAAGCACGTGCTGATGGTCACTGACGAGCCGCACAAGCGCATATTGCTCAAGGGGCACAGTCAGGTGCTGGTCAGCCACAACAGCGTCAAGTTGCACCTGAGCCCGCAGGAAAGCTACCGGCGCGTCACCGAGGGCGGACACACCGACAGGCACCACCGCTACCACTCGGTGCGCGGGCACTGGTGCCAAAGCCGCCGCATACCCGCCTGCACGCATGAGTGGGAACCGGTGACCCCGGACAGGTATCATTGCCAGAAGTGCCCGGCAAAGCGCTGGTGGCGCACCAGCCATGGCCGAGGCGACGAGAAACTGGGCGTCGTTCACAAGGGCTACGAGGTCACCAAATAAAGGAATAAGCTGGCGGCGAATTAATAAGGATCGTATGCTTCGCCGATGAGAAAAGGAACATCCATGCAAACGACAAACGCCCGTGCTGGGCCAGCGCCAGATAACGGCCCGCCCATGGGTACGATCTGGAAATACCCCGTGGCCGCGCAACAGTTGACGGTGCATGAGATACCGCAGGGCGCGAAAGCACTGCACGTTGGTCCCGACCCGGACAGCGTGCTGTGCGTGTGGTTCCTCGTCGCCCCGGACATGCCGCTGGAAAAGCGCGCCATCGTGCTGGTGGCGACCGGGGGCGAGGTGCCAATCGACGCTGCCGATGACTATGTGGGAACGTTCATCGTCGGGCCGATAGTGCACCACGTGTTTAGTCCGTCGCCGACACAGATACACGCATAACCACCCGGTTCCCCCAGAAGGCCGTGGTTGGCTTCTTGGGGTTGAGAAAGGTGGTTAAGACAGCGGGTAGACGCGCCTTGGTCGGCACGTTCCGCTGTCGGGCGGCGGCTCAGCTTAAAAACTGGGCCGCCGTTTTCTTCGAAGGGGAGTGACTTCGATGGGAAATACAGGCGGGCGGCATCTGCCGTACACGCTGAAGCCGGAATTCGTGCGCGGCTGCACCATGCGATGCGTCTTCTGCGGCTTGCGCAACCAGACATGGGCCGAAGGCCCCTACCAGTTCATGCACGAAGACTTATGGATCGACTATTGTCGGGCCGTGAGAGATTGGAAACCGAAGGTCAGAATTGAAATCGCCAACCGTGGCGAGCCGACGATGCACCCCCAGTTCATCAGGTTCATCCGCATCGCCCGCAAGCTGTTGCCGCAGGCACAGTTCCTCGTCAGCACCAACGGCGATCTGGTCAACGTGCTGGGCCTGCCGCTGTTTAGGGAATGGGTCGCCGAAGCGCAGGCCGAGGGTGTCAACTGCTTCCTGCTCGACTGCTACACACCCAAGCGCCTGCGCGAGTTCACGGTGCTGTTCAAGGGTGCCGCCGACCTGTTCTTCGGCGACGAGGCCATGAGCCCCTACGGCTACCGAGGCCCCAACTGGCGGGCGCTCATCATCAAGGACGCCACCACCTACAAGAGCGAGCTAGGCCGCGTGCCGCGCGAGAACGTCATCCTGCACTACCACAACCAAGGTGGATTTGCTGACGTAGGGCCGGGCCGGGCATCCAAGATTTATCCAAACGTCCGACCCGTAGCTGCGCCGCTGGCCCGGATGTGCGTCAGGCCGTTCAGAGAAATGCCGATGTGGTTCGACGGCTCGGTGCCCTTTTGCTGCGATGACTGGGGAGATGCCCACATCATCGGGAGCTTCCCGGAACGGTCGCTTCCCGACCTGTGGGACGCCTACGACGAGGTGCGCGCCAACCTGATCGCGCGTGACCGGGGGGCGCAGAAACCCTGCGACAAATGCACCGAGGGTCAGGGCAAGCGTTTTGGATTGGAGTTGTCATGGTTCACGAAATGAACACCGAGGAACACCGGAAATTCTTCGCCGAGTTCTGCAAGTGGGAGCTTGCGAGCGGCGGCCCCGACCCGCAGTTGCCCACGGTATTCGAGATGGCCAAGGACGCCGCTAGCGACGAGGAAGCGATATGGCGGGGGTGCTGCTACATCGGCGTCTACAACGTGCCCTACGGCGAGGTGCTGTGGCGCGGCCTGCCCTTCAGCAAGTGCATGGAAAGCCCTCAGTGGATGCGCCACTGGCTGGACACCGCCTTTGCCCGAGGCCACATCACCACGCGCATCGAACGCCGCGCCGCGCGCCGCCCGGACCAGATGTATGAATACCTGCGCGACTGCCAGCACTTCATCGGCATCTACGACAAGCTGTGCGAACGGTGCTTTGACGCGGCCACCCCGGAAGAGGGGTTCGAAATCGCGTGGGAACACGTGCTGAAGATCGAGACGGTGGGCAGGTACGCGGCCATCAAGCTCATCGAATACCTGCGGCGCTTCCACGACCTGCCGGTGCGCACGCCCGACATCCGGCCCTTCGCCGCGTGGTCACCGAGGCACACGCTCGGCTACCTGTTCCCCGACCGGGGGCTGGGCAACAGGGACAATTCCAAGGAAGCCCTGAAGCTGGCGCACGAAAGCTGCGAAGACGCGCTGGCGCTGCTGGACGACGACCACGGCATCAAGATCGATATGTTCCAGCTTCAGGTGCTGCTGTGCGAATACCGCGAAAGCTGGGAAAGCAAGAAGTTCTATCCGGGCCGCAGCCACGACAGCGAACTGAGATATGCCCGGCGGGCCGAGGACGAGTGGGAATACACATCGGCCATCTGGCAGGCGCGCAAGAAGCTGTTCCCGTTCAAGCATCTCGGCGAAATGATGGGCTGGGACAAGCCGCGCAAAGACGCGGCGGCATCGCTGGCCGACCATGGCTACACGTGGTCAGACCTGCGGTTCAACTACCTTTCCACCACTGACTTTGCGCATCCGAAGGAATGGTCGGCATGATGCGGGTCTACGAGTTGATGCCGGGCCGGATGTACCTGTCGGCGCGAACCCACACCTTGACCGATAACGAAGTGCGTTACCTGATTGGCGACCATGACATTACCGGCGTGATGAACCTGTGGCACACGCCCGATGCGCGGGTGCGCGAACTGGTGGGCTGGTACGAGCAGAAGACCATGCCAGACGGCAAGGTCACGGGCGAAGCGGCAATCGTCGCCGAGTATGCCGCCGTGCGTGTCGAACGCCACATCCGGGAGGGCGGCTGCGCGCTGGTGCATTGCTGGGGCGGACGCAACCGCTCGGGGTTGGTGGCGGCATTGGCCCTGATGCGGCTGCGGGGCCTGACCGGAGCCGAGGCAATCGAGGCCGTGAAGCAGGTTCGGAAGGGCGCGCTCGCCAACGAATACTTTAAGCAGTATCTAATGGATCGCCCATGATTGTGCTGTTGAGAGGTGCGTCGGGTTCCGGCAAGAGCTTCATCGCCCGCGAGGCGATGGCACGGGCCGGGGGCATGGACAAGGCGCTCAAGCTCCCGCTCGGGCCACGGCGCAAGGTCGGGGCCTACATCTGGGACAAGGCCAAGCTGACGGTCATCGGGCGCTACGATGAGGCGACCGGTGGCTGCGACGCGCAGACGTGGCCGGGGGCGGCCAACGATCAGGAAGCGTTGATCGTCGCCGAGGCCCTGCGGGGCCAGAACGTGCTGTTTGAAGGGCTGCTGGTGGGTAGCTGGGGGAAACCCCGCCTGCGCAAGCTGGACGCCGCCGGGGGCCTCACCGTCATCCTGCTGGCCACCACGATAGACGAGTGTCTGGCGTCGATCTACGCGCGCCGCGAGGCAGCGCAAAGCCCCAACCCGTTCAACGAGGTTCACACCCGGAACAAGCACCGGTCGCTGATCGTCACGACCCGGAACAACCGGAAAATTGGCCTGAACGTGTTCATGCTGCCACGCGCCGAGGCGATGACCAAGACCATGGAGTTGCTGGGACTATGAGCCGCGAGCCAATCGACCTGACACTGCACCTGCACCACGAAACCCCCATGGCTATTCTGGTGTCCGACAGCGGCGAGGAAAAAGATGCCGTCTGGTTACCCAAGAGCCAGTGCGACATCGAAGGGAAAAGGGGCAGCGACATCGTCATCGTGACGCTGCCGGAATGGCTGGCGATGAGAGAAGGGCTGATATGAGGACGATACACGCGACCAACGTCAACGACGCATGGCCGAAGGCAATCACCCTGATTGATATGTACGGCGTGCCTGAGCCGTCGCGGGCGGGTAACGTGCGCGTCGTGCCGTGGCCGGTGGTCACCAACTATGCACAACCGATGCAGCGGGTGCTGTTCGACCCGGTCAGGGATGCAAACCCTATATTTCACTTACACGAAGCGCTGTGGATGCTCGCCGGGCAGAACGACGCGACATGGCTTGACCAGTTCGTCGGCGACTTCTCGGCCCGGTTCGCCGAGGAAGACGGACAGATGCACGGGGCCTACGGCTACCGGTGGCGTCGCCATTTCGAGAACCCAAATGCCTACACCAACACGGCGCTAGACCAGTTGAAAAAAGTAATTAGCATTTTGCAGGACGACCCGACCAGCCGCCAAGCCGTCATCCAGATGTGGGACGCGCCATGTGATCTGGGTGTCGTTGGCTTAAAGGATCGCCCCTGCAACACCCAGATTTACCTGCGCATTCAGAAAAACGCGCTTGATCTTGGCGTCACCTGCCGCAGCAACGATATCGTCTGGGGCTGCTACGGCGCGAATGTCGTGCATTTCTCAATCTTGCAGGAATACCTCGCCGCGCGCATCGGCGTCGGCATGGGCACGATGACCCAGTTCTCTTGGAACTGGCATATGTACGACAGCGCCAAGCATCTGGTGAGCCTTGACGCGATGTCCCGTCATCCGGCCTACCCCGGCACGCTGCCGCTGGTGACCGACCCCTACACATTCGACGCCGATGTCAGGGCCTATGTCGCCGACCCCGACGAGGTGCCGAAGCTGCGAAATGAATT